TCGGATACTCTTTAATTATAAGTGTTCCTTGTGTCTTCTTTGAGATGTTTGTAACCTTGTTTTCAAACATCTGGCGTGGCAGATCAACCAGTTGCTGAATCGGTACATTGAGAAGGTTTGCATCAATTCTTTCTGCAATTCGCTCTTCCGCCATTTCAAGAGTGATATAGAGTACGGACCTGCCCTGTAGCAGGACGGAGCTAGCCAGATGACACATGAACAATGATTTCCCAACACCCGTTCCAGCGAGAGCAATGTTGAGAGTCTTATTAGGTAGACCACCCTTCGTGATTTTGTTGAAATATTCCAAGTCAAACTCGATTTTATCTTCCTTACGGTGGTAAAATTCATATCGCTCCTCATAGTTCTGAAGATAATCGTGTCCGATATTGTTATCAAAACTTACGGAAAGAGCATCCGATAGAATGCTTGGAATTGCATCACGATTCTTATCTTTGTTGTTTCCATCGGCAATATGGATTGATTCCATGAGAGCAAGGTAAATTGCACGGTCACGGCACCACTTTTCAGTCGTATCAAGTAACCATTGCTTATCAACAACAGAATCATTGAGAGAGTGATTAATCTCCCTAATTTCTTTGATTTGATCTTCTGTTAAATCAGTGCGATTTTCTACTTCAATGTTCAGTGCTTCGATGGTAATTGCTGAACCATATTTAACAATAAATTGAACAACTTCCTCAAAAATAACCTTCTCGGACTTCTGCTCAAAATAATCTGGTTGTATAAAAGGTATGACCTTACGGGAATAGTCTTCATTAAAAACTAGATTTCTGAGAATTGTTGTCTCAATTCGTTCCATAAGAAAATTCTTGTTTCGCGGCAGCATCAAGTTGCTGCATTACTTCTTCGGTAAAATACTGATCGGGATTTCTTAGGATTTCCTTTGCGTAAATTTTCTTACCATCCATTTCATAGCGTCCCGCGACATTCTTCCAGAGTCCAGCGAGTTCCCCGAGTTCCAAAAGACCATAATAGCGATCAAGACCGCGCTCATCATAAAATAGACGGATTTCAACTTGCTGATTCTCCTTGCTTAAACGTGACTTAGCAGTCTTTGCTTTGATAATGTTTCCAATGACTTCTTTTCCATCTTTCTCTTTCGATTTGCTGAGATAAATGATAGTAGAAGCGGCATACTTAAGACCACTACCACCACCCATTTCTTTTGTAGGAACGTAAGCGCCAATAACATCGTAGGTGTGATTAGTTACAATCATTGGAATGTTTGCCTGACCCAACTTAAGAGTAAGCATACGGAAAGCACCTTTGACCAGTTGAGATTTGGTCATGTCACGAACTTGTTTGTCGTTCAGTGCATCTGTAATTTCTTTCTCAGTGGAAAGCATACCCAAAGAGTCTAACACAAACATACATGGTTTGCGTTCTCCTTCAGGTTTTTTTAAGTAAATATCAACTGCCTTGAGTGCCTTACTCCGAAACTCTTCAATCGTAACAACATTGACCACAACAAGTCTTGAGAGATCGATTCCTCTAGATTCTAAGAGTGACTTATTAATAGCGGCTTCAGTATCAAAGTAGAGACAATAACCATCGGGGTGAGTATCAAGAAAATTCTTAACAACAGCGAGTGAGAAGAAAGTCTTTCCAGTACTAGACTCTCCAGCAATAGCAGTAATCTTATTGCCAGATACACCGCCAAATATGCTACCTGAAACCAGTGCATTAAAAATGTACGAACCTGTATCAACATAAGTCTCAGTTTCATCAATATCAGAAGCAAGTTTGGTATACTCACCACCAACTTCTTTTACAATTTCTTTAAGAAAGTCCATCTTTTTTCTCCTTAATCAAAGTATTCATTTTATAAGACCAAAGTTTAGCATGAAGTGCGGGATGAGTTCCCTTCATAGTTATAATAATAGCGTCTAATTCTTTTTCGGTTATAGGAAGTTGGATCATGCTACCATTCCATATTGTTCACGAAGTATTTTTTTGTAAGGTAAACCTTGTTCTCTTAGTTCTTTTACAAGTTTGAGTTTTTGATAAAGTGCTGTGTCTCCACCAAGAGTCATAGCATTAATAATAGTGTTTAGTTCTTGATCATTGATTGGAAGATTCATTAGGCAAAAAATAGTTCAAGGTTTACAGTTTTTTCTACATTCCATCCAATCGCATCAAGAATGGACTTCAGTGGTTCTACAAAACTTTTCTCAAATTGTAGTTCATAGTCGATGTATTTGTCAAGACCCAATTCCTTAGGAAAATCTTGGATGAAAGAAATAATATTTTCTTGGATTATATTTGGTTTTTTCAAATATACAAACTTGATTTTTTCACCATTACCAATCAAAGAATACTTGTTAGTTAACTTTTTCTCTTTAACATAATAATTAAAGAGAAGTGCTCCACGAATATGAATAGGAGTTTTAGGAGCATAGATGGTTGATGATGCCGAATACTTTCGAACATCAGAAGCTGTTCTAGGGAAGGCAACTTCTTCTGGTGGAAGTTTTTTAAACTCTTCACGACACTTATCAATGAAGTTAATTACATCCTCCTCAGTTCCATTCATCATCAATTTGAGTCCATCCTTAATCATTTTACGACAAGGTGCAGGAGTAGATGACTTGACTGCCTCAATACCCATCATCTTCAATTTGGGTTCTTCGTAACGAACACCTTCACTGTCCCATACATTGAGAATGTAACGCTTCTTAGCAGTCCAGATTCCACGTTCGGCAATGTTCTCACGCTTCATCTGCATCTTCTGGTCATAAGCATTTACATAGGTCGCCAGTTCTTGGTAGCAACCTTCAATATACTTTTCAAGTTCCACCTTACAGATCTTATCAAGGAACGAAACAACGCCTTCAGTAGTTTTCTCTCTTCCCTGGTATACACGTTCAACCAGAGGACCCATATTAAGATAGATAGAATCAGTATCTGAAGCAATAACATAATCAACATCATCAGTTTTAAGAATCTTGTTTAGATAAGCATTCATCTTATTCTCAATCCAGCGGATCGATACCTGACCAGACAAGGTGATTGCCTCAGCGTTTGCTAGTTTGTAATAACGGAAATACTGATTGCCGATAGCACCATAAGCAGAGTTAAGCTGAATCTTCCTCGCCATTTGGATGTTGTTACAGCGAGCAATCTCTTTTTCCAGTTCTTTTGTCTTTTTCTTTTCATACTCTTGTTTTGCAGCGAGCATTTTCTTTTTGTAGATGGTACGATCCTTATAAATCTTTTCCATCAGTTCTGGTAGGAATCCACGCACATCTTTACGGAACATTGCCCCGTTAGCACAAACTGCCTTGTCTTTGTACAACTCAAAGGTGAGTTCCTGGTTCAGGATCTTATCTACAGTTACAGTTGGATGCTTCTCATCCAGAAGAGTTTCTGGTGAGATATTGTATTGCATAATCAGGTGAGGATATAGTGAGTTGAGGTCAAAAGATACAACCCAGTCATACTTTCCAGGAATAGGTTCTTTAACATAAGCACCAGCATACTTAGAATCCTTATCAGAACGTTCTTTCGGTGGAATAACAATGTTCCTATCCTTCAGATAATTGTAGATAATTGTGTCCCACATACGAACTTGAGAAAAAACATCAGCATAGTTTGCTTTAGCGTCATAGGCCATTGTGATTGCAAGCTCAATCAGTTTCATCTTGTCTTCCAAACGGTCAACAAGTTCCACGTCAATAATGTTATATTCTACAAACTTCTGCCACCCTTTAGTATAGAAGTCCTTAAAAGTATCAAACTCAGAGTGATCTAATTTTTTCTGCCCAAGTTCTACATTCGCAATATGATCCAGGCGATAAGATTCCTGTGCCTTATAAGTGAACTTTTTATAAAGATTCAGATAATCAAGTTGCGTAATACCACCAACATCATAAGAAATATGCTTACGTCCAGCAATATAAATCTCACTTTCAGTCACAAGACCCCAAGGAGACATACGCTTCATCAGTTTCTCACCTAGAACACGATCTAAACGACGAACCAAATATGGAATATCATAGAGCTCACTGTTCCACCCAGTAACAACTTCTGGAGTATTCGTTTCAATCATCCACCAATTAATAAAATCATTAAGAAGATCATACTCACTAGAGAAAGAACGATACTCAACATTCTTTTGTTGATTTTTAAAAGGACCTTGCCCCCAAGTGCGAATCTTTTTTGAAGAATAATCTTGAATAGTGATAAGAAGAACTTCTTCGGCAGCAGATTCCACATCAGGGAATCCATTCTCCGATGCAACCTCAATATCAAGAGTCGTAACTTTGATCTTACTAATATCAAACTTTAACTCTTCTTCAGGATACATCTCAGAAATATACTGATAGATGTATCCAGTGTTCCCATAGATTTTAAAGTTTTCTACGCCCTCATATCGTTTGATAAACTCACGACAATCACGAACAGAACCAGGTTGAACTGATTCAACATATTCCCCATTCAAGGTTTGATATTTAGTTTTTTTGTTAGAGGGGACAAAAAGAGTCGGGTTGAACTTCTCTCGTGTCATGAAGTGTTTACCATCTTCATAACCACGAACCAAGAAGTGGTCCCCGACCATCTGGACGTTTGTATAAAATCTCATCAGGCAATCATTTCAAAATATTTTGATAAAAGATCTGGAGTAGGATCTACTAAAGTAAGTATACTATCAGAATGAATCATAAATTCATTCTGCAAACTAAAAGTGATCCAAGGTTCTAAGATAAAAGAATCGGATTGTTCGACTAGTTTAAATGGTTTAGTAAGTTTACAATCTGGTTCACCAATTTCAGAACCAACTTCTACTATTTCGGATATTAAAACAGTATCATTCTTGAGAAGAAGACACTTGATTGGTTGCTGCATTTATTTTCTCCAAATACATTTTTTCTATATCATCAATTGGATCTACAATTGTTATAACTGCACTTGGTGGAATCGGTATTTTTTTATCTTTACTTAAGAAAATCCATGGAGATAAAGAGATTTCTAGATCTCTAGAGTTTTTTACTTTCTCTTCTTCCACCAAAAGTAATTGATTTCTGATTTCTATTTTATGGGGATCCTCAAAAAGGTATCCACAAAGTTTATCATCAGATAATAATTCTTTTAGATTAGAAATTACGTAATCACCAGTTTTCAATAACACTAATTTAATAGACATGTGTTAGTACGTTTCCTCCATACATTATAGCAAATAAAAAGAGGGGAGTCAACTGGATTTAGCCAGTTCTCCCCTTGCGCCGACGATATTCAGTTTTATTTATAGTCTATGCTCAACTGTTTCGCTTTAAAGATAATCTTTACGTGCGTGATGTTCTGGAACTATTTTCCCAAGTACGATCCGTAGAAGTCCGTCTTCAAATGTGACTTCCCTAACTTCTGTGTCGTCGGATAGAGTCCACGCTCGTTTAAAACTTCTGCTAGCCACTCCCTTGTGGACAAACGTCCTATCCGATTCTGTATCTTCTTTTTGTCCTTCGACAAAAAGTTTTCCATACTCTGTGAAAACATAGACCTCCTTCTTCTTAAAACCTGCGAGTGCGATTTCCAAATGCGACTCAACATTATTTACTTGAATAAGATTATAAGGTGGATAATTTGTTGTAGTTTCGTGAAGATGGAAAAGACGGTCAAAGTATTCGTCCATTCCAATAGAGTTGCGAG